GCCCGAGGCCGAGCGGTTCAAGCGCTGGCTGGCCCACGAGGTGCTGCCCAAGCTGCGCCGCACGGGCCGCTACGAGGCCGACGACGCGCCCGGCGCCCAGGCGGGCCTTGCCGGGTCTCCGGGCGGTACTGGGGGCGGAACTGGGGGCGGGGGCACCCTGCGCATCGAGCCGCTGATGCACCGCCTGCAGGTGGTGCGCGAGGCGCGGGCACTGTACGGCCGCGAGGTGGCCCGCCAGATGTGGCGCCGCCTCGGCCTGCCCGACGCACCGCCCCCACCCCTCTCGTCGCTCGACGATGCCCGCCAGTGCCTGCGCCACCTGCTCGACGCCGCCGTCTATCCGGGCGGCCCGATGCTGCGCGCGGCGCTGGAAAACGCCCTGGACGAGGATCTGGAAGCCCAGGCGCTGGTCAGTGCCTGCGGCGTGCGGGTGCTGCCGGAAAGCCAGACCTTCGTCGTCGCCAACACCAGCGCCTGGCTGGGGCAGTGCTTCGAGGGCACCGAATGGAGCGGCCCGCGCGGCCACATGCGCGTGCTGCGCCGCCTGCCCGGCGCCGCGGCGGGACAGACGGCCTACCGCATCAACGGCCAGCAGGTGCGCGGGACACTGCTCTCGGCCGACGTGCTCGACGACGGCTGACGGACGGCGCGGCGCATGCCGGATTGTCGTTGAACCATGCGGACTTGGCCGCAATCCCCAAGACATTGCTCGATCGTCGCCCGGAACGTCGCGACCAGGTGCGGGCACGCACCTGGTCGTGGCGTGGAGGAACAGCGACGATCTCCGCTTCGTGCTGCCGCGCCGCCGCTCGGAGGCCGATGGCCGGGTGCGGGTGTCCCGACCCGCGCCGCCGGCCGGACCGCTCGCGGCGTGGCCCATGGCGTGTCCCATGGCCCGGCGTCGGCGGCTGTCCCGACCTGCCCCGACCTGCCCCGCGCCCGACCTGCCGTGTCCCGACCCGACCCGTATCGGCCGTGTCCGCCGAGGCAAAATGTGCCACCCGCCTGTCCCGACCTATTCTTTCGGGAAATCGATCACGCGGTCTCGATCTTTGGGACGCGGGTCGGGGGGACCGTTCCAGCGACCGTCCCAAAGTCAAGTCACTGACTTGCAACGATAAAATGGCATTTTGGAACGGTGGGACGCTTGGGACGGTGTTTGGGGCTCACATGTGCGCGCGCACGCTCGCGCGCGGTGGGAAAGAACGCGCGCACACATGAGGAACTACTGGTGTCCCACCGTCCCACCGTTCCAGAGAGTGATATTAGTAAGTGGGGTCAACGGTTTGGACGTGGAACGGTGGCTGGGACGGTCGTGGGACGGTGTCCCAGGCGGCCGATAAAGTAAGGGGTCGATATGGCGGACGGCAAAGCAAGCGGGATTGCCACGGTGCTGCGGCTGCTCGGCGCCGGCGCGGGCCAGCACGGCGGCGAGCCGGGGGACGTGCAGGACGACCTTTTCGAGGGCGATGCGCCCCTGCCGCTGGCGCCCGCGCCGAGCCCGGAGCCGGCGGCGGGAAAGGCGCGGGGACGGCCGCCCGGCGCGCGCAATCGCAGCACCGAAGAGTTCGTGCGGTTCTTCCTGAGCCAGCACCGGGCGCCGATGTCGGTGCTCGGCAATATCGTGTCGCAGCCGCTCGGCGACCTGGTCGACCAGCTGCAGGCCATGTCCGACAAGCACAAGGGCTGGCGGCCCGGCAGCGACACGCGCGATGGCTACTGGGAGCGCATCCAGATCAACCCGCTCGAGGTGCTCAGGCTGCAGCGCGACGCGGCGGTGGCGCTGATGCCCTACATCCACAAAAAGCAGCCGATGGCGCTGGAGCTGGACGACAAGCGGCAGCCCGGCATCGTGCTGCTCGGGAGCCTCGACATGCCGGGTCTCGGTGATCCGGACGACCTGGCGCTGCCGCTGCCACCAATCGAGGAAAATCAAAGGGTTATCGGCGCGGATCGCGGACGGTCGGACGGCGACAAGTCGGACGGTGGCGAAAAGTGACGCAAGATCATGGGGTTGAGCGCATGCGACAACTGATTGAAAATCAGTGCTGGCCCGGCTGGGGTGCCGATGCGGTCTCACGCGCGCCAGCGCCCGGCTGGGGATGCGGGCGCGCGACGGGGGGGCGCCCTCGATCGCGCGCGCCCAGGCACACCCCCGCCCCCCCAAACGCCCGCGCCCTCCAATTTTTGGGCAGGCCGCCGCACCGTTTCCCGGTCACTCGAAGTCAGAAAAACGGCGCGAAAATTCGAGCTTGGGGGGAGGGTCGGGGGCGATGGGCCATTTGACAGACGACACGCCGTTGACTTGCGCGCTGGCCGGACCGGGTGGCGAGGGTGGCGGCGATCTGGCGCCACGGGTCGCCAAGTGGTCTGACAACGCTACATCGGACGAGCTTGCCGATCTAGTCGAAATCGAGCGCCGCTCCGCAGAAATCGACAGCGAACGCCGGACGCTGACCCATCGCTGGCGCATGCTCACCGATCGCATCGCCCGCCGGCGGAAAAGCCGGGCGCCGGGCGGGGTCGACCGATGACGCTGTCGGCCATCCGCACGTTTCGGCCCTCGGGCGCCGTCTCGGCGCGGTTCATCGGCGATCAGACCTCGGTCGTGAAGGCGATCCTCGGGCCCGTGGGCGGGGGAAAATCGGTCGCCTGCGTCTATGACAGCGTGCGTCGCCCGAGCCTCATGCCCGCGTGCAACGACGGTGTCGTGCGCTACCGACGCGCCATCTGCGGTGCGACCTACGGCCAGCTCGAGCGGAATTTGTATCCGACCTGGAAGCGCTGGCTGCCCGAGGATGGCGGGGACTTCACGCCAGTCTCCGAATGGAAGGGCGGCGGCGGCCGGTCGGCGGTGCACAAGTTGACCTGGCAGGTGCTGCGGGGCAATCGCCTGGTGACGATCCTGGCCGAATACGTGTTCGCGGCGGTCGGCGACCTGGCGGTCGAGGAATTCATGCGCGGCTTCGAGCCGACCGATTTCTGGCTGTACGAGGTCGATCAGCTGCCCGAGGCGATGATCGACGTCGGCATCACGCGCCTCGGGCGCCACCCGCCGACCTCGTCGGAAGGTGTGCCGGATGCCCTGCCGAGGACGGCCGAATTCATCCCGATGATCGCCTGCGATCTCAACGCGCCAGACATCGACAGCTGGTTCTACAAGAAATTCGAGGAAGACCCGCCGGCGGGCTTCAGGCTCTACAAGCAGCCATCGGGCCGGAGCGCGCGCGCCGAAAACGTCGATAACCTGCCGCGCGGATACTACGATCGGCAGGTCGAGGCGCTGTCCAAGCGGCCGGGCGGCAAGCATCTCGTGGCGCGCATGGTCGACGCCAAGTATGCGCCGTCATCGGCCGGCGAGCCGGTCTATGCCGACGAATACGACGACGACCGGCATCTGTCGCCCGGCGAACTCATGCCCGTGCCTGGCATCCCCCTTGTGCTCGGTTTCGACCAGGGCCTGGGCCAGCCGGCGTGCGTCGGCTTGCAGTTTTTGGCCACCGGCGAGACGCGGGTTCTTTTCGAGGTCGTGCCCGGCCGCATGTCGGCCCGGCGATTCGCGCAACGAGTGCGCCTCGAGATCGAGGAGGTCTGCCCCGGCGTGCCGCTCGCCGAGCTGCACTATGCGGACCCGGCCGGGTTCACGGGGGCGGACGCGGACGACGGCGAGCTGGCGTGGGCCGAAATCGTATCGGCCGAACTCGGCATCGTCATCGAGCCGACCGAGACCAACGAACTCGGGGTCCGCCACCAGGTCGTCGTCGACGAACTCAATGCCCGGCCCGGGCTGGTCGTCTCGCGGCAGCGCTGCCCGATGCTGCGCAAGGGGTTCGTCTCGCACTACATGTTCGAAAAGCGCGCCGACGAAAAATCGCAGAACAAGAAGCCCGTCAAGAACCTCTGGTCGAACCCGCACGATGCGCTGCAGTACGGGGTGCTCGGCCGTCGTGGCCGCTATGGCGCGATCCGGGGACGCCACGATGCGACGGCGCCCGAGCGCCGCACCGGCCACAAGGCCAACCGCAGCGTGCGTGACGACAGTTGCGTCGTCGTGAAGGCCCCGACGGAGCTGGGCTGATGGACCTGGTGCGTGCCGACCTCGGGCACCTGTGGGCGCATCTGGACCTCAAAATGTGCGCGGTGACAGAGCGGCAGTATTCTCTGCTCGTCGGCGAGGTGATGCGCGGTCGCGCGTACGCGGGCCTCGTCGATGATCGTCCTCTGGGGTTAGGCGGGGTTTACGATGCAGGTGATGGGGGCAGCGGGTTCCCGTGGCTCAGCGTGGCGCCGGGCGGCCTCGGCCGCCATCTCGTTGTCGCGGTGCGCCACATGCGCCGGGTAATCGCCGCCGACGCGCGCCGGTATCCATCCGTTGCCTGTTCCGTCGCCGACGACAATGCCAGGGGCATGCGCCTGGCTGTGGCGCTCGGATTTGTCCCGACCGACGCGACGATCGGCGGCATCCGGCGATGGGATCTCGAGGAATGAGCGACGCGATTTCCGGGCGCACGGCCCGCAAGCAGTACGAGATGGCTGCCCAGGCGCAGACGGAGCAACGGGCCGAGATGAACAAGCAGCGCGCCAATCTCGACCTCATCGAAAAAGCGCAGCGGCGGATCGCGCGCGGCGGCGGTGGTGGCGGGCTGGCCTACATCGAAGGCGGTGGCCTGGCATCGGAACCCGAGCCGCTCGGCGGCACGCCCGCTGCATCGCCGCACAGGCTGGTGCGATGACCGGGACCACCAAATACGCCTTCGAGGACAAGGTGCACGACGCCGCGCAGGCGTTCCTGCGGGCGCAGCTCTATCATCGCGAACTGACCGAGATTTACCGCTACTTCATGCCCTGGCGCGAGCCGATCGTGGAGCGGGCGGGCAACCGCGGCGGCTCCAGCGAGGGCGCGCAGCGGACGACCTACCTCTACGACAGCACGGGGCCGGCCAGCGCCTTCGCCTTCGTCGCGAACATGAAGGCCGACTGGATGCCGGCCTTCGACGATTTCTTCTCCATCCAGAACGGCCCACTCTTTCAGGGCGAGGCCGACGTGGCCGCCGAGCGCAACCAGGCGCTGCAGGGCGTCACGAAGGCCCTGCACGCGCTGCTGATGCCGGTGCGGCTGCGCGCCGACGAAATGTTCGCGGATCTCTTCGCGGGCACCGGCGCGCTGCTGATGACGAAGGGCGACCGGCGAGCGCCCATTCGCGGCGTCGCGGTGCCGACGCGCGAGATCGCCCTCGATACGGGTCCATGGGGCGACGTCGAGCGGTGGTTCTGGAAACGCAACTATCGCGGGCGCGAGCTGGAGCAGCTGTGGCCGGACGGCCGGTTCTCGGACAACCTCGCCGCCGCCATCAAGGCCGACCGGAATGCCCAGGTGCTGGTGACCCAGTACACCTACTGGGACGCGGCGGACCAGGATTTCAAACTGTGCGTTTGGACCGACAAGGACACGCAGCACGAGCTGTGGACCGAGCGGATGCAGGTGTCGCCGTGGGTGACGCCGCGCATGTTCGTGGTGCCGGGCGAGGCCATGGGGCGCGGCCTCGCCCACCTCGGGCTGCCCAACGTCAAGACGCTCAACAAGGCGCGCGAGCTGGCGCTCCGCGCGGCGGCCTTCGCCCTGCTGGGATTGTGGACGCGGCGCAACGACGGCGTGTTCAATCCGGACACGGCCGTGATGGCGCCCGGCGCCTTCTGGAAGGTCGGTTCGAACGCCAGTGGCGGCATGGGCAAATCGATCGAGCGGCTGGATATTCCGGCCAACTTCGACGTGTCGTCGATCATCATCCGCGACGAGCGCGAGCAGCTGCGCCGCGTGCTGCTGGACGACGAGCTGCCCGAGGTCTCGGATCGCGTGCGCTCGCCGACGGAGATCGCCGGCCGGATGCGCCGCTACGATCGCAATCGCGGGGGCGCGACGACGCGGCTGGCGCTGGAGCTGGTGACGCCGATGGTGCAACGCGGCGTCGACCTGATGGAGCAGCAGGGGCTGCTGCCGCGCGGCCTGTCGGTCGACCAGATGCTGACCGAGGCCGTCGTGACGGCGCCGGCGGCGGCCGCGCAGCACACAGACAAGCTCGAGAAAATGACGAGCTACCTGCAGATCGTGATCGGCCTGTTCGGCCCGCAGGCGGCGGCGCTGTCGGCGAAGATCGAAGAGATCATCCCCGAACTCGCCCGCTATGCCGGGGTCGAGGAGCGGTTCATCCGCAAAAAGACCGAAGCGGCGCAGCTGAAGGCGCTGATCGACCAGGCCGTGCAGCAGGCTGTCGCGCAGGAGCGCGCGGCGGCCAAGGGCGCACCGGCCGAACCGCCCGCCGAAGAGCCGGCGCCGGCGGGCCAGGCATTCTTGAACGGAGGCTGATGCGTGCCAGACGAACTGTTCGACGAGATCCACCGCATGATCCAGCAGGGCGGGCTCAGTCACGAAGACATCGAGGGCCTGGGACAGCAGGTCAATGCCGAGAGCGCGCGTCTCGACAACGAGCGGCGCCGGTTCGAGGCGCGCATTTTCGAGCGCTGCTTCGCGACGCCGGACGGACAGGCGGCGCTGGCGCTGCTGCGCGTGAAAACGATCGAGCGGCCGCCGACCGACGCCGAACTCGGCGAGACCGACGTGGCCGCGTTCGCGTTGCTGCAAGCGCGCCGGCAGGGCGCCGCGAACCTCGTGTTCCAGATCCTGTCGGCCATCGACTTTGCCCGTGGCATCGAAGAGGAACCCAATGTTTAGACTTGTGAACCTGCAACGGCTGTTCGAGGCCGAGGGCGGATCGCCCGGAGCCGCGCCGGTCGTGGCACCGGCGGCCGCACCTGGTGCAGTGCCTGCGGCCGCACCGGCCGCCGCGCCCGCTGCGGCACCCGCGCCAGCACCCGGTGCGCCGCCTGCCGCTGCTCCGGCTGCCGCGCCGGCAGCCACTCCGCCCGCATCCGGGCTCGCCGACGGCGCCCGTGCGGCGGCGGCCGCTGCGGCACCCGCCGATCCGGCGGCCGTCGTGCCGCCGGTGCCGCCCGGTCCCGGCTATCGTCCGGAAGGACTCCCGGACGCCCTCGCCGGCGCGACGGACCAGGAGACCATCGACCGCCTGTGGAAGGCGCAATCGGCGTTGCCGAAGCCACCGGCCGAACCGAGCCAGTATGCGCTCGAGCTGCCCAAAACGCTGGTCGGCATGATCGACCCGCAGAACGACCCGGTGCTGCCGCTGTTTCGCGAAATCTCGCACAAGCTGGGACTGTCGCAGGATCAGTACCAGGGCGCCATCGTGGGTCTCTACGAGGCGATGGCCAAGGAAGGACTTCTTTCGCCGCCGGTCGACGTGGCGGCGGAATATGCGGCACTCGGTGACGGGGCGCCGGACAAGGCCGCCCAGATCGTCAAGGGCAAGGCCCGGGCGGCGGCGATCGCCGACACGGTCGACGGCCTGGTGACGCGGCAGATGCTGACCGAGGACCAGCGCTCGGAGATGCTGTCGTGGCTGGGACAGGCCAAGAGCATCGTCACGATGGAGCGCCTTCTGTCGCTGATTTCCGGTGAGCACGGCATCCAGCACGGCGGCCGGCCGACGGGGGTCGCGATGTCCCGGGGCGAGGTCGAGAACCGCATGCGCGACCCGCGCTACGACGCGACCAAGCCGACCTTCAACCAGGCCTATTACGACGAAACCAACCGCCTGTTCGAACAGACGGCGCGATGAAAGGACGAAAATGACGACGCATGCAGGACTTCCGGTCGCCGGGTATCAGCCACAGACCGACGACAAGGTGCAGACCGTAAACCGCGCGAAGGAACTCGAAGAGCGGGTCCTTCGCCATTTAGAAGCGCTGGCGGCCGATAAAGCGAACGATCCGCGCATGGTGGCCATCGCCAAGACAGGCATCCAGGAAGCGTTCATGTGGGCGAACCGCGCGGTCTTCCAGCCCGGCAGAATACTACTGCCCGAAGATCAGTCCGACCCCCCGCAGATAATTCGCTGACCGTTGAGTGCGTTGTTGCGATGAATTGCCAGCCGAGGATCAAACGCCATGACGATGGAAGTGAGCGCGCACTACAGGACGCGATGGGACACACAGGTGCGCCTGCGGTTCCAGTCGCGTGGCAACATGCTGCAGGGCACGGTGATGCCGCCCGTGCGCATCGACGGCGAGAAACTGTACTTTCTCCGGTCGGGCAAACTGGAAAGCACCAAGTGGGGCGGCCGGGGGCACGCGGTGCACCGGCAGGGCTCGGTCGACGACAAGGTCGAGATCACGTCCGAGGAGTGGGACGTGGCCTACGAGCTTTATGACCGCGACAAATGGATGGGCGTCCCGCAGGAGGAAGCGACACGCCAGCAGCAGCAGGCGAACGCGCTCGGCACGCGGGTGGACCAGATCATCTACCAGGCCGTGATGACGCCGTCGTTGCCCGGGGACCAGATCATCGGCGATTATTCGACGGGCCTCACGCCCTACATGCTGAAGCAGGCCGAGGCCAAGCTGCTGCAGAAGTACACGCCGAACGACGGCGGCATCTACGCGCCGATCCCGCCCTGGCAGTACGGCCGCCTGGAGACGTTCAAGATTTTCGCGAACGCCGACTGGATCGGCGGCGACCTGCCGCTGACCAAGCGCACGAAAATGCGCACCTACGGCAGCTTGAACTGCTTCATGTTCGAGCAGATCCACGCCGACGAGTACACGGCGACGAACCAGCTGCGCTTCCGCATCTGGCATCGCGAGTGCGTCGGTGCCGGGCACGTGGCGCCCGAGCAGATGCGCCACGAGTGGAAGCGCGAGGCCGACTACAAGCGCTGGCTCGTGATGCACACGCTCGACGGTGGCGCGACCGTCGTCGAGCCGGACGGCATCGTCGAGTTCCGCGTCGCCGCCGATGCGCCGATCGAGGAC